TTCCGTTTATCCTTCTGCTGTATTGGCTGATCCCGAAAAATACTTCACGCCCGAAGTGATGGAAAAACTTGACGAAGCAGCAAAGAAGGAGTTTAGTTATGGTAGCTGAGAGGATTGAAGACACAATCCTTCGCAACCTTCTATGCAACGAAGATTACTACAGAAAAGTAACTCCACACCTTGATGTTGATTACTTTCAAGATCCAGTAGATAGAATTTTGTACGAGGAGATTAGTGATTTCTCCACAAAGTATGATAAGATCCCTACGGAAGAAGTTCTTAGAATTAATCTAGCACAGAGAAATGATTTATCTGAAGAAATTTACAAGGAATCTATTACAAAGATTACTTCGTTTGGTACAGAGTGGGTTGATCAGGACTGGCTTGTTGACTCCACGGAAAAGTGGTGTCAGGATAGAGCAATCTACAACGCCTTATTACAGTCGGTCAAGATCGCAGATGGAGGCGATCCGAAATTATCAAAGGATGCGATCCCAGGTATCTTACAAGAAGCCTTATCAGTATCGTTCGACGAACATATCGGACACGACTACCTAGAGTCTGCAGAAGACCGTTACGAGTTTTACCATAGAGATGAAGAAAGAGTCCCATTTGATCTTGAAAAATTTAATTACATTACGAAAGGTGGTCTACCTAACAAGACTCTCAATGTCGCTCTTGCTGGAACGGGCGTCGGCAAATCTCTATTCATGTGCCACTTTGCTAGTGCCTCACTCTTGCAGGGGCAGAATGTACTCTACATCACATGTGAGATGGCAGAGGAGAAAATTGCTGAACGAATTGATGCGAACTGTTTAAACATTAATATCAAAGATATTACTGATCTTCCTCAGATTGTATTCAAATCTAAGATCGGAGACTTGCAGAAAAAGACAAAGGGTAAACTTATCATCAAAGAATATCCAACTGCTTCTGCACACAGTGGACATTTCAGATCACTTCTTAATGAACTTAGGTTGAAAAAAGCATTCAAACCTGATATAATCTTCATTGATTATCTTAACATTTGTGCGAGTGCCCGATACAAAGGTCACATCGTAAACTCATATACTTATGTTAAGGCAATTGCTGAAGAACTCAGGGGTCTTGCCGTTGAGTTTGACGTACCCATTGTCTCTGCAACGCAAACTACAAGGTCTGGTTTTGGTAACAGTGAGGTTGAACTAACAGATACTTCTGAAAGTTTTGGTCTTCCTGCTACTGCAGACCTTATGTTTGCGCTCATCTCGACTGAAGAGTTGGAGAAAGAGGGTAGGTTACTAGTCAAGCAACTAAAGAATCGATACAATGATCTTACAGCAAACAGAAAATTCCTTATTGGTATTGATCGATCAAAGATGAAGTTGTTTGATATTGCTGATAATCCAAGTGATATCATTACAGAATCAGTGGAAGAAGATGTTGCTGAAGCGTTTGATCATGTTAAACAGAATCAACAACGTCTATCTAAATTTGCTGAATGGAACTACTAGATTATGTAAGAAAGTACAAACTACCTGATGGATTTCTAGATTTAGAAATAAACATGGTAGGGGAGTGGGAAGAACATACTTGGTATTCAGCACAGGAACATGATTCACTTCAAAAAGTTGAACCAAATGATCCTGTAGTAAACCGTGTAATTGATGAGGATGTAGCAAAACATTTTGCTCCAGTCTATGAAAAAATTATCGGTGAATATCAAAGAGAACTTCATGATCCTAATCAATCTTTGATTACTAGAATCAGTGGTGTTCGTATGAACATGTATAAGACTGGAACCTCAATGAGACTTCATTCTGATCTTATACACTCTGCTTTTTATAGAGCTCCCCCTGATCAAAGAGGTGTTCCTATTCTCAGCATCATTGGTGAGGTGAGCACTGAAAATTATAGAGGTGGAGAATTGTATCTTTGTGGAAAGGATATGCAAATGTCTCCAGGAGATGTTATAATATTCCCATCGACCTTCATGTATAAGCATGAGGTCAAACCCGTCCTATCTGGGACCAGGACCAGTTTTGTAACCTGGGCATGGTAATTTATTTTTTTGATTTATGAATCCTACACTCGACAATACCATTGATTACGACAAGTATCTGGAATTTGTGAATACTACTACAAGTTTTCCTTCTAAGGATACTGATGAGTTTGTTAATCGCGTTAAAGATCTTCAAGAAAAAGGTGTTCCTATTGAACGTCTTCTGACTGCCGCTGTAGGTATTACTGCTGAGGGTGGTGAGTTTACTGAGATTGTTAAAAAGGTTGCTTTTCAAGGTAAAGAACTTTCTCCCGATGTTAAAACTCATCTAATCAAAGAACTTGGTGATGTGTTTTGGTATATTGCACAAGCATGTCTTGCACTAGAAGTTGATTTTCAAACTGTTGTGGTTACAAATATGATTAAACTTGCTGCACGATATCCCGAAGGAACTTTCGATATCTTCCGTTCGGAAAACCGCAAAGAGGGAGATATCTAAATATTATGGGAATGTTTGCGTACCCCTGCACTAAATAGTGTGGGGGTTTTTTTCTATGGCAGATCTAAATTGGTCTCAATTTGAAAAGAGACTTCGTAACAACCTAAGAGTCATGTGGTACAAGTCCGTAAAGGGCGAACGATTTGAGTTGTCTAAAAGAACTCTTGACTGGGATGGGGAGCATAAATTTACAGAAGGCATCGCTGTTTGTGGTATCAGATACACAGATAAAGTAACTGAGAACAGGAGAGAAGTTGTAAGGGAAAGAGATTTTCTATGTGCAAATTACAGTAATGGTAGTCATTACGCTGCTGCAGTAATGCATAGACTTCCATTAAAAAATTTAAATACTAGAAACATAAAACTTCTTGGGTATGATTGTAAACACGAGATATCATTTGGTAGTTTATTTAAAAGCAGAGACTTTGGTGGGGGCAGTACGAGTTTAGATATTGGACAATTGAAGTGGGGTCACTTAGGACATTACGCCGATCTGTGTAATTTTAATTTATTACCTCCTGGTAAACAGATTGAACTTTATTGGTTGAATGACTTCAATAAACTTATTTCTGATGAAAGAGAAAGGTTGATGAAGTCATCAGGAAATAAAACAGATGTATGTCTTGATCTCAAAATTGATGGTACAGTCATTCATAATGTGATTGGTGCTATGGGAGCACCAGGAGCAAGCAGAGATCCAAAAGCTGATGTCGTATTTGTGACTTGCAAAGACGGATGTTTGGAGTATACTGGGTATGCATCACTCAAGGACGGCACCAGAGTGCAAGACTTCCAGCAGTGGGGAGGAATCTCTTCATACGCAGATCACAAAGAAGTGAAAGAATTTGCAGAAGCTCTTAAAATAAAATATCCAGATGGTATTTCTGCTGCAGGTGGTGGCGTAAACGTTGGACGTGAAATTGAAGATAGATCTTTAAAAATAGAAGCAATCTATGGTCCACAATATCAGCGAGGTAGATATGGATCAGACTCAGTTCAATTTATTATTCAGGGATCTCCTAATGGATTGAGAAAATCTGGTAGTGTTTACACATTGAATACTGGTGGTGGTAAACAAGTTGACGATAGTACAACGTCTCAAAATAAATTGTTATCTGGAGATGCTAGACCAGTATTCATGGCTAGAGCAGATAATAATAGAAATGATTTGGGGGTTCCTGGTACTAGAGTGTTTATATACTCTGTTGGTGGTCGTTCTAAATGGGAGTGGATCTAAATGGCTAACGTAACTCAACTAAAACACTTAGAACATTTAGAAGATGAGATGCTGAACTATGGCGTTGAAGGATGTCATGCTGCAGTTCGTTTCATGGAAGAACTTTTAAAGATGATGGGCGAGAAGAAAGGAACTGGGTTTCTCCAAACTAAGTGGGACGGTGCTCCTTCTGTCGTTTGTGGCGAGGATCCAGATACTGGATATTTCTTTGTAGCAAACAAGTCAGCATTCAATACAGGCACCCCCAAATTAGCGTTCAATTCGGATGATGTTGAAGCACTTTATGGTACTGGTGGACTTGGAGATAACTTAAAAATTTGTCTTAGAGAATTTTCTGCTCTTGGAATCAAAGGTATGATTCAGGGAGATTTGATGTATACGAAATACAATAGAAAGGTAGAGACTATTGATGGGAAAAAATATGTTACGTTTAGAAGTAACACACTTACATATGCTATACCCTTTGAGCATGAACTTGCTAAAAAGTGTTTGAATACTGAGGTAGGTGTAGTTTTTCACACGCACTATACGGGAGATACTATTGAATCTGCAGTAGCACATCCAAAACACAACCAAAGATTCAACAATAGTCCATTTGTTTGGATTATTGATAATGATACTCAATATCTTGATAGTGCTATTCCTATGAGCATATGGAATAATTTTAAAAGAAATACTCAAGTTATTGAAAGAATGTGTAGTATATGTGGACCATTTTTAAATGAGTTGGTTAGCAATATTTCTACTACAGGGGATCAAAAATTTCATGTTGCTTCATACTTAAAACAATTTTTTAATGATGAGGTAAAGAAGCAAAGAAGTATTGTAAATCCACAACTAACATTCAAAGCTTTGGGTAAGTTCTATCATATGAAGATGACTGCAGTTGTTGATAAGTTGAAGTCAGATAAAGCAAAGGCAGCGAAGAGAAATCTTATGTATGAAGGTCTAAAATATCTTGAAGATAATGAGAAGCAATTTAGTGCAATGCTCACACTATATAAGAAGATACAAGAGAACAAACAAATCGTCATCGACGAGTTAGATCGAATTGAAAAACTGTCTGCATTTAGACAGTTTGTGAAAACTAAAAACGGATATGAATCAACAAACCACGAGGGATATGTTCTTCATATGGATGGTGATATGATTAAACTGGTTAATAGAATGGAGTTCTCGTATAATAACTTCAACGTGGAAAAAGAATGGAGATAGTAGATTACAAATCGGTTTACTTTACATTTGGTAGATACCAACCAGCAACTAAGGGTCATGAAGCACACTTCAAGGCTCTTAAAGCAGCTGCTGGTTCTAATGATTGGTTCATCTTTCCTTCATTAACTCAGGGTGGATTTGAGGATCCTCTTGATATCAAAACCAAGATGAAATACATACAACTTGGATGTCCATTTACTCGTGGACATGTAAAAGAACCGTCAAGAACTACGGATGCTGGTAAAAACAATCCAGTTGTTGCTACGATACAAACGCTTCAAAAAGAAGGTTATGATAAATGTTACTTTGTAGTTGGTAGTGATCGAGTTCCTGCATTTCAATGGACAAGAAAAGGAAATGGAAAGGACTATTCATTCTATGAATATGATATAATTAGTTCTGGTGAAAGAGATGCTGATGGAGATACTTTTGCTATCTCTGGAACTAAGATGAGAAGAGCAGCAATGGCGAATGACTATAAAGCTTTTAGTGCAGGAATGCCTACGGGACTCAGTAAAACACATACTGAAGGGTTGATAAAAGAATTGCAGAAAAAACTTTTATGATAATAAATACTTCCATAGGGAACCAATAAACCCGAATGAAAAATTTTAGAGATTTAAAAGAACAAGCAACCCGACAGCAGTATAGAAAACGAGAGACTTTTACTGAAGGTCAGACTGTAATGCATGTGAAGACGGGAGAGAAAGGAAAGATTATTCGCACTGGACCAAACTATGTTATTTGTGTGACTGAGAAGAAAGACATGTTCCGTGCATGGGTTCGTGATATTAGGGAAGTGAACGAAGTTATAAATAAACCCAGGAGAACACTATTTTTTACTCATGGACAAGCCAACACCCTCAACATCCGTGCGTCATAATGACGCACTCTCTAATGCTCTAATTGAGTCGTATAAGAGATGGATGGATGGTGATACATTCCAAGGATCTAGCATTGAAGAAGAAGGAATTCCTTCACTTGAGAAGAAAGAAGATCTAGATGATGGAACCAAGAAAGATCCTAAAGCAAATGCAGGAAGACCAGATCCTGTAGGTGGTGTTAAGCAGTCCCATGGTGCTGAGATCCGAGATACTACAAAACTAGTAGCGAGGGAGGAAGCGGAAAATGTCGAAGAGGCAAAGAAAGGACTCTATGCCAACATCCACGCCAAAAGAAAGCGTGGTGAGGCACCTGCAAAACCAGGATCCGAGGACTATCCAGCAAAGGATGCGTTTAAAAAGGCTGCAAGAACTGCTAAGGAGGAGGTATCCTTCGAACTAGATGGTGTTACTTATGTTTTTGAAAGAGAAGTTATTGAAGAAGGCATGAAGCAGGCACGTAAAAATGTCGGTGCTTCTACTTGCTGGAAAGGATATAAAGCAAAGGGAACTAAGACTAAGGACGGCAAAGAAGTTCCTAATTGCGTAAAGGAAGAAAAGAATAAGTGCTCCAATTGTGGTGGTAGTGGTATTAAAGAAGGTAAAGAGTGTGGACACTGTGGTGGAACTGGATATCACACAGTAAAAGAATATTTTGAAAAAGATCCTAAGACAGGCAAGATGGTTAAGAAGCACGATTGTGCTAAGAAGGTCAAGAAAGAAGGACTAGAGTACACAGTTATTCCTGGCGAGCACACTATGCTTGAGGATGGAACAGTAACTCATTATGATATTGTAAGAGAAGGAAGTCTTCTACGTAACGTACCAGTAGAAGAACTTGAGATTGTACTTTCTGAAACGCATGAGCATTTTGATAATCATGCGAAGAATGCTGAAGTTTTAGGAGAGAAAAAACTTGATCCTGTAAACCATAAAGCACTTAAGGGTGATCACGCAGACAGAAAAGATAAGGACATCGACAACGATGGCGATGTAGATAAGTCTGATAAGTATCTTCACAATCGTCGCAAGACAGTTAGCAAGATCATCGCTGCGAAGAATAAGTCCGCAAAAAAGTAAGCGAGGCTTGTGGTTGCGACGACAAGCCTAAAACTAAAGGCAAGGTCGTAGAGGTCATGCCTAAAATTGATGACGGTCAAGATCCTAAAAATCCTAAAAAGAAAAAGGACATCACTGTAAAGGAAGAAGTTCTTCATGAAAAAGCAAAGTCTAAGTCCCAACAACGTTTCATGGGTATGGTCCGAGCTGCTCAGAAAGGTGAGGGAGCGTCGTCGCCTGAGGTTGCCAAAGCTGCTTCCAGCATGAAGAAAAAAGATGTGAAAGACTTTGCATCCACTAAGCACAAAAGACTGCCCGAGAAAAAGAAAGTCAAAGAGAACTATGATAAAGGTGAGTATGATTATGAAGGAGACATGGCGAAGACCCAACTAAAAGGTGTCATTCGCAACGCTCAAGAACTTCATGATCTTTTACAACCAGCAGACAATCTTCCTGAGTGGGTTCAGTCAAAGATCACTCTTGCTGCCGATTACATACAAACGGCTTCAGATTACATGAAGAGTAAATAAATAGTTCAGCTCATTGAGGACCACACTATGTTATCTTTTCTCCTTCCATTCGCATATAAAATTGTAGACGCAGCAGTTTCCAAGATTCCCGACGATGAGGAACTTGGCGAGAAACTAATTGATCTTTGCTTGCTAATTGTAGGTAAAGCAGTTAAACTGACTAAGACAGAAGCAGACGATGCACTCTTCGAAGCGGTTGCTAAAGCAATCCGTGCAAGAGAGGAAGCACCAGAAGCGTGATATAATATACAGAGGAGGGGCGACCCTCCTCTTTTTATAAATAAAATCTAGGAAATCATATTACGAGAGTCTAAACCAATGCCCATCCTCGGACTTATTGATAGCGCAACCTTTGCTAATGCGGTTGGCGTTACAATCAATTCATCAACAGTAACTAAAAACGCAGCAGACGAGATCGCCGCAGGTGATATCATCGTTCTTGGTGGAGTACAGTATTTTGTAAAAGCTGTAGTTAGTGATACAGAGATTACTCTGGGAACTGACTATGCAGGTGCTACAAATGCTGCTTTAGCAGGTGCTCTTCGCCGCACTGCTCCTAAGGCACTTGCAGATTATATTCTTGGTGGTGGTGATTCTGCTTCTTCTAGCGTACAAATCATTGGTTTAAGCAGAGCAGAAGCACAGCTTGCTAACAACAAAGCAAGAGGATTGAGTTCTCCTGGATGGTGGGCATATAGAACTTATCAAGATGCTCATGGAGACACTCGTCATAAAGCAGAATGTATTGCATCATTTAAAGATGGTTCAGCAATGGTTGGCGATTATGCCGATGAACCAGCAGCAGCAGATGCACTATCAGTTATCACGATTTCCGCTCAACCTGCAGACTTTGTTACAGCAGCTCCTGCTGGTGGAGTTCTAACCTTCACTGATAACGGTGCTGCCGATGGTAACAGAACTGCTGGTACATACACTATTACTGATGCAGCAGGTTCTGTTGCTGGTACTGGTGCAGACTTTACAGTTGTAGTTGCTGGTGACGGAACACCAACAATCACTAAGGTTTCTGGTGGTACAGGATATGCTGCTGCTGAGACCATTACTATCGCTGATGCTGATTTAGGTGGTGGCGGTGGTGCTGCAGTTGTTATCACAGTATCTACTGTTGCAACTGCTGCTGCTACATTCTCTGTAACCGCTTCCGCTACTGCAGGTACGCTTGCTTATCAATGGCAGGTCAGCACAAATGGTAGAGACTTTGCAGATATTTCTGGTGAAACTTCTGCAACTCTCAGTCTAACAGCTCTAACAACTACTGAAAATGGTAATAAATATAGAGTTAGAGTCAACACTACTGGCAACACTGGTGCTGCTGAAGTAGTATCTGGTGAAGTTCTACTAACTGTTAACGCTGCATGATTTAAATGATATTTGATGAATTGACCCAGGAAAACTGGATACTATTCGCTATTAAACATTATGATAATCCTTTGTCTGTGACGTATGAAGACTTTGATGAAGATCTCAAAAGATTTAAATACATCAAACGTCTTCTACGTCGATATGAAACAACAGGTGATTTTAAAGTTCATCTAATTTTAAATCATATAATCGTTTTATATAATGCTTTTGGTGATGCGGCGACACCGCTTTTGTTCTATAAAATTGATGCAACACATTGGTCTATTTTGAGAGCATTCATGTGTTTCTTAGATAGACTTCCTCCAACACTAAATACTGATATCGACCAAGAATGTCTGAGGCAACTGAACCTAATTTGAATGAAATGATGGCTGGAGATGGTGCCGCCCTCTCTATGCCGCCTGCATTTGTATTCGTTAACCCTAAGTCTGCTCGTCGCTACAAGAAAGCGAACAAGGATATGGTCGATGGTCGCACCAAAGGTGCTCGTCAACTCCTCTCACGTATCACTAAAAGGAAAATGAAAGAAGATCTAGAAACAACTATTTCTGAAGCGGCACCATCTAATACGGAGCGTGCTCAAAAAAGTATTGCCCAAATGAAAAAGTTGGGTCGTCAAAAAGATCTTCAGAAAAAGCGTGACGAAGCAAAGAAAAAAATGCAAAGTAAGTCCAAAGAAATGGACATCTTGATGAAAGCACGTATGGCGGACTTTAAAAATAAAGCATCAGATCAAACAAAAAAACTAAAACAAAATAATTCTTTTGAAATGGAAGGCGATAGCATTATGGAAACAGCGACAATGGACGCAATGGACGTTGCACTGCAAGTAGCAACTTCTGAAATGACTGGTACAGTCGGAGAAACAGACTTCGCGAAGATTACATTCAGCAATGGATCTCAGCAGAATCTAGATAATTTTTCTGCTAAGAAAATTGCTGCATGTTATGCACAACTAGATGATAATATGCAACAGCAGTATCGCTACATGTTGAACAAAGATGCAGCGACATTCCAGAGTGCTCTGGATTTTGCAATCAGAAACGTATAAGAAAAATGGCGTTCGGTCTCCAGAAGTTAGCGGTCCTTGAATCCAAACTCAATATTTATGAAGACCTGTCCAAAGAAATGCTCGACAAACTTGAGCGAGCAGTCACTACAATCTCAGACAATAGCAACAAAATTGCTATTGTCTTGGAGCGC